AAACTATTACTCCGTGCGATTCACCCCGTTTGCCCCCCGTTGCTACCTTCTGCACAACTGGTGCTAATATCAATGCCAGACATCCTATAATTGCAACGACTACCATAGTCTCTACTAAAGTACATCATTTGTTCATTACTCCTCCTTTATTTGGTAGATATTTCTAACTTTACTCTTTTTCCGTCTAACCTATTTCCGTCTACCCGTATTTCTATACTATTACCATAGTAAGTTACCCCGCTTTCTTGTTTGTTCCTACTTTTTTCTTTTATCTCCCTTCTACCGAGTATATCAGTGACGATGAACAATCCTATAATTGCAACGACTATCATAATCTCTACCGGAGTAAAACCTAACACCACACCCTTATTCATTTTAATCATCTCTTATTATCGCCTCCTTTCTACCCGTTCTATGCGCATCATTATTCATTTGTATAAACGCTAAAACAAAGGGGGGGCAAAATTACAATAATCAATTGTGTTCCCCAAGTATCAAACCAATCTTTCATCCCTTTATCCATTCTTTCCTACTTCTATACCAGGTGTCCTATTCATATCGCCTTGCATATCACCAGCTAAAAACTTACACATATAGTGCCCACGTTCGATATGTTTTAGTTTTTCTTCTATCCATTCATACAACGCTACTGCCCTATCTCGCTCCTGACATCTGCTCAAATAAACCGGGTCTGATTCTGCTATCCTTATCCTTGCCGCATCCGATAGTTCTTTGGTTCCTTCTTGTTTTGCAACCATCTTCAACTGGATAAACATTACATCTTTACTATGGTCAACACTATTTTTGTAGTTTCGTATTCCAGCTTTCATATTGATTATGTTACCACAAGCTGCCCAGAACTTGACCATTAAATTCCGCGCCTGGTCTATAGTAACATTTACATCAATTGGTATCTCTCCCTCTAATTCTTGTATCCAGTCTATTTGCCAACTTTTTACTTTTGCTAGTTCTTTTGTTTCTTCATCTAATTGTATTTCTGGTATCATTTTTCCCCCTTTAAACTAGAATGGAAAACAAAATTTACCAATTAGTAGAGCACCCATTATCATTACAAACACAGATAACCCGTACACCATAAGTTCTTTACTATCCCATTTCCCAAATAAAAATCCAAAAACCGCTAAAATCGCAACTCCTGCAATAAATCCTCTAATAATACCCCAGGCAACTTGATTCATTTTCTTTTTCCTTCCACCAATAACTGTATTATTGTATCTTTTTCTAATTTCTCCGGCGACAAATCTATATCACATTTCTCAGCATTAGTAACAAGATTTGCGCCTGCTTCCTCTAGCACTTCGTTTAAACTAATCATATTACTATAAAAATCGAGTAAGTATTGTCTCGCATGATTAGAATAGTCATTACCATACGAAGTTATAGAATCGCCAAGATATGTTTCCGCAAAATAGAATTTGCAGACATCTTTTGTAACAGAAATTATACCCAATACTTTTTGCCTTCCTTCTTTAATATTGGTTTTAGTTACACCTACCACATTGTTGGGATTGACCATATAGTTCCTATCAAAATCTTTTACCAGTTCTTTAGCCACAAGAATCTTAAAAGGAACTTCTATTGTCTCATCAAAATTAAAGTAATTAACCATTAGAATAGCATTAGTATCTACCTGGCGTTTTACATAAAATAATTCACTTGCCCCTCCTTTATCTTTTGGAGCATCGGTTACATCACCGGAAAATAAAATAGTTTTCTCTGCATTTCGATACCATCCATCCCATCCAATCTTATTTCCTTCTACGGTTATTAAAGATAAGTCTAAGTCTATCCGGTTTTCTTCTACGTTTTCCCAATGTATGCCAAACACCATATCTTTAGGAATAGATATGCAGGTTCCAGACGGGAAATCTCCAGTAAATTGTTTCTCCGTTGCAGGCAAGGCATAAATTATATGAGAAGGAATATAAATCTTTTTACCTTCTACGGCGGGTTTAATGTCGTTAATGATAGATTCTTTAACAATGTCTAATACCATTTTAGCAGACACTTGTTGATTAAAACTAAACCCCTTGGCATAACTCTTCCCGTTTCTTATTCTATACAAAATAGATTCTGCTTTACCTGTTCTAAACTTTAAAGCATATGCTAATCGTATCTTCCTAAATATGTTTACCTTACCTAACTTTTCCTTTAAAGTACTCTCTTTAATGGTTAAATCCTTTATTCTGGACGTAATAGTATTTAGGTAATCTTCCGGCATAGGTTTATGGTATTTAATGGCTAGTTTTCTTATCCTGTTTATTATGATTTTCAGTTTCTTGCTGGTCCTAAACGCCAACCACAACGGTCTAAACCGGTAAAATATTTCTGCTAACTTTTCAAATCCGTGTTTAGACCCATATCGTTCTAATAACCCAAGACTACCAAGGTTATCTTTAGACTTTATCTCTTTAATAAGCGCATCATTCTTAATTAGCAATGTCTTATTAGTAGACTTATAAATCATAAACCGAAGAAACTCTATTGGGTTCTCAGGTACCATACCTAAATAATCATATAATGCCGCCCTTACTTCTTTATTCTTTATTTCAGATACCTCTTTTTCAGTTATGCCTACATATGTCGCAACATCTATAACATCTTTTTTGGTATCTTCTTTTAACGCTATCCCCGAACCTAAAAGTGTTATTAACTTCCCTTTTAATTCTTCTTTAGTATAGCCTTTAATAACTACAAGGAACATTTTATCGGTATCTAATTTGGGTATATCTAACTTTTCTAAAGGAATATAGACAGTACTTTCATCGTATATTCCCAAACTTTCATATCCATACGTAGTAATGTAATGGCATATCTGTTCCATTATTAGTTCTTCTATATCAGCAGTTGCTACTTTCTTCCAGGATTTATGGAAGGCGGCGTTCATTTTATTGGCAGATAATCCTATCTCTTTTGATATAGTTGGTATCAGGGAAAGAAGAGTATGCTCAGAATAATGAGAAATCACTTCAGGAGAAAAGATAAACCCTTTACCTATCGTTTCTTTTAACAAAGATTTAGTAGCTTTCCTACTTACAGATACCCTTGCATCTATAGGTAATGCCCGAAACAATCTAACTACCGATTCCATTTCATTCATCCCCCTTTTTATAGTAAGACGAGGAGTATTAACCAATCAGCCTTTCGGCTGAGTTTTAATAGGAACTCCTTATGTCTTACAACTTATCTTCATAAAGGCGAGCAGTAATTTTGTAGATAAACAAATTGTAATAGGAACCGCTTATGCCTTAATCTTAAAGAGCGAGGAGTAATCTTAACAGGATTTTGTATAGGAACTCCTTATGCCCTAATTTCTTTTTATTACCTGCATTGCGTATGCAACTCTACACGTAATGCAGGATCCCCATTCGGCCTAATTCTATGTGTAACAGAAACTACACGTAGCATTTTGCCGCTTGCCGCCTCGACACAATCTCCCGCCCCTGGCTTACAAGAAAATTTAGTAGGCCAATTTTCGTCCTTAAAACCATCGAGATTAGTAACACAATATCCGTTTATCATATTTTTCCTTTCTTCATACTACACCTACTTTTTAATCCTTGTTTTCCGCCGTGTTTGCAATATCTCTTTCCCTTTACTATATATTTACAACTATCACATAAGAATTTTCTGATATGCTCTTTTTTCATTTTAATCCCTTAATACCTACTAAAGAAGGAGAGATTCGAACTCTCGCCCCCATCCTTTCGTCAGGTGTGCTACCACTACACTACTCCTAAAGTAGAAATTCAATTCAATATTACCTTACAAGTTGGACAACGATGTTCCGCCGATATAGTCAATTGGCCACCCATTACTTGCAGTAATCTACTATTTCTAATTGAAAGTTTCTCATCGTTAGCAACACTCGTTACTAGGTTTATTACGTCATACATAGTTGGATTTAAACCCAATTCTGGAATTCTATCTAAAATTCTTCTTTCAAGTGAAGCAGGAATTCTACTATCTCTTGACAACCTATGAACTAAGTTTGAGGGGTCTTCAGCTTTTACATCATCAAGATGGACAAACTGTAGGAGGTCTTCCTTGCTCACTACTTCAAACACTTTCCTTGTTGTATTTCCTACGCCGTTTAAAATTTCTTCTACTGTTTTTCCGCCTATCCGGTGAAGACTTTCTGTTCTTGTTACAGCACCATTACTACAACTTAACCGATACAAAAATCCGCCTACATTAACTTCATATGAAGTTAAAACGTTTGACCTATTTTCTAACAATGTTATTCCGGCTTTTGTTACGTCTCCAACTCTCTTTTTTGGTTCAGCATTAATCTTACTAACGAAGTCGAAGATTCTTGTTCCATTATAATTCTTATACTCTACATCAACTGCTTCTATTGCAGTAGCGACAACATCAACTAACTTAGAGGAAGGAACATAAGGTGTTCTAAATGGTAAAACACCTGTTACTTGATTCTCTCTCGCTACCAACTTTAAACTCTTCCCGGGCCTACTTAGGAACTCTGTAAACAGAGTTTCCTTTAAAGGATCTGAACACTTCCGAGTAAAAGGAAGATTTACATCTACGTTCTGACAAAGTAGAGCAAGTTCTTTGCCTTCAAAGTTCAATTCAGCATCAGCTAAGGTAAACGTAAACCCCTTGCCTGATGGCCCTTTATACTTTAATCTTGATACATTATCTAATTCTATACATCTTTCTGTTCTTTCTATTTCTTCTAACTTATCCTTTAATTCTACTATTTTCATTTTTCATCCCCTTTCTACCAATTTAAAGGATTCTACTTTAACAAAATCGCACCCGTTTATCCATCTATCATCTTTTCCATCAATTATTTTATCCTTCTCCCACCCATAACCAGCCCTCGTCGGTTCTTTGAGAGCTTTTTTAACCGCGAGGGATTGGGATTTGTAAACCCCTAAAACATTGCCGCCTTCTCCCAATTCTCCACTAGTTACTACATATACTCTCATATCTTTCCTCCTTACATTAATATTATACTACAAAATTTTAAAAAAGTAAAGAATTACTTTAAATTATTTTTCTCCACCATAAACATTAGTTACTTTAATCTCTGCTTCTATAGGCACAGTAATACCAGGAAGTTGTCTTGATGTTTCTTCATATACAATTTTAAGCATTTCTTCTAATTCCTCTTTTGGAACCTCCCACACTAAACTATCGTGAACAGTTAAAACCTGGTATGATTTGAATCCTTTTTCTTTTATAACTTCTTGAACTCTTATACCACATAACATAGTGATATCACTAGCCATAGACTGAAATGGAAAATTTAATGCTTGTCTTTCAGCCTCAGCAACTACCATCTTATCTCTACTATGAATACCAGGTAGTCTACGTATCCGACCAAAGAAACTCCTTAGTCGTCCATCTCTTCTAACTTGTTTTTTAATATTTTCTAAAAATTCTTTTGCTTGCGGGTATCTACTAAAAAATACATCAACAATCTTTTTCGCTTCCAATACACTTATCCCAAATTCTTTCGCTATTGAATCTGAACCACGTCCATACATAAGACCATAAACCGTGCCTTTAGCTACTTGTCTCTGAGATCTAGTTATCTGTTCTGAAGAACAACCAAACACAATTGAAGCAATCATTCTATGTATATCTTTTCCAGATTTTATATCTTCTATCATCGCAGTATCTTTAGAATAATTTGCCCAAGCCCGAAACTCAATTTGAGAGTAGTCTGCTTCAATAAAAATCCAACCTTCTCCTGGCACAAAAATAGATTTAATCTCCCCATCCCTAGGAATATTCTGCAAATTTGGTTTAGCGCTAGCTAACCTTCCAGTTGTAGTTCCGTGAAGAAGATACGTCGTATGTAATCTTCCATCCTTCGCAATCAAATCCTTTATTCCTTCAACATAAGTAAATTTTAATTTGCTATACTTACGATGGTCTAACAAAAGTTTTGGTATCTCATGCAATTTTGATATTTCTTCTAAAACTTTCTCGCCCGTACTATCAAATCCCTTAGCAGTTGTTGTAGTACTTGGAAGTTTCAAATACCCAAACAATAATTCTCTTAATTGCAAAGGTGACCTAAAATTAAATGCCTTTCCAGTTCGTTGTTCTAGCTGTTGTACCTCTGGAAAATTCCTTAACCTACTTTCTATATCCGTTAAAATTTCTGAATACTTCTTTCCTAAAAATTTTAATCTACCTGAGTCAACTTTTACCCCTACCCATTCCATATCTATTAGTAATTTTATAGCTGGAATGATAAAAGTAGCATAAAAATAAGATACCTTTTCCTTTTCCAATTTAGGTTTAAAAATATTGTACAATCGCATAGTACAATCGGGGTCAGTAGCTGAATACTTGTATAAAAGTTCTCGAGGTGCTTTATCTAACCCATCTTTTATAAAAGATTTAATTTCTTTATCGTAACCGCCTATGTCAGTATACTTCCAGGCCAAATCTTTTAATCCATGTTCTCCTCTAGCATTTTCATCTAATAAATAATGCGCTATCATCGTGTCAAAAATTGATCCTTTTACTTCTACTCCTATTCGTCTTAAAAACTTTGCGTCAAATTTTAGGTTATGCGCGACTTTCTCACAATCAGTTCTAGCAAAACATTTCTTAAGAGATTCAATGATAAATTTTTCGTTTTCTTTCCAATAATTATCTTTTAAAAAGAGTGGAAGAACAAAAGCGGTATATTCTTGATACGAAAAGGATGTGCACAAAATATCGTCTTCTAAAAAATCAAATCCCGTTGTTTCTAAATCAAAGCAAAAAACAGGTTCTTTCATTAAGTTAGCAAACAATTCTTTTACTTTTTCAATTGTATCGCAAACAGTATAAGTAACGGGTTTAACTTTCTTTTCATACTTTTCTACTAAAGCAGCTTCTTTTAGCAATCTTAAATCTTTCACTAAGTAATCGACTAAAGAAACCTGCTCAATATTTCTCAACAAATATGCTGGGTGAAACATCGGAATACAAGTACAATTATATTTTTCACTCCAAAAGACATTGCCCCGTATTTTTGAAACTCCACCTACACCCTTTCCTAAAACTCGTTCTATCGCGACATTTCCAAGTAGTCCAATTACCCTTGGTTTTATTTCTTCTATCTCTTTGTCTAAGTATTCTGCGCAAGCTTTAATGGCAGATAATGGAGGTGTTTCATTGTTTAGTGGCCGGCATTTAACTACATTAGTAATAAAAATACTTCTTCGTTCAACCCCGGCTTCTGTTAAACATTTATCTAAAACTTTTCCAGCTTCTCCTACAAAAGGTTTTCTTTGTAGAACCTCATCGTAACCAGGCGCCTCTCCTACCAACATTATCTCAATAGGTCTCATTGTTGGGTCATATAAATAACCCTCTTTTACAATAGGTCCACAACCAGGAATACAAGTTTCTACTATTCCCCTTGCCGAACTTGTTTCGCACAACTTACATTTATTACAACTTGGGGGTGTTATGTAATAAAAAGGATCTTCTTTTAAAGTTTGTGAATTATTTTCCACTGCTTCCAAAGCCTTTTTCTCCTCTTTCACTTTGACTTAATTCGGTTACTTCTACTAAATCTACATTAACAAGTTCTTTTATTACTATCTGGCAAACCTTATCACCCTCAGAAACGGAATAAGCTTTTTCACCTAAGTTGTACAACCAAGGCCCTAATTCCCCAGTAAACCCATTATCAATCGTACCATTATGACAAAACACCCCTTGCTTTGCTAAAGAACTACGCCCTACCAAGTTTCCGTAATAGCCTTTTGGAATTTTAATTTTAATACCGCAGGGCACTAATCTATAACCCCCCTTAGGAATTATAACATCTACAGTACTTCTAAGGTCTAGTCCAACATCGCCATCATACAAACCCCGCAATAATAAATGTTCCGCTTGTGCTTGTTGAAAACACGTAAGATTTGTAATAAACTTAAAAACTTTCTCCTTTAATATTGTCATATCTTGAGTTTCATAATCATAAACGATCAAACAATTAATTCCAACTTCCGCATACTTTTTTTGTATTTCCTCCATTTCTTCTTTAGTATGCCAATACAAACCAGCAACCTCTATTACTTTTTTGGTAGCTTCAAAGGGTTCTACAATAAAATCTGGAAATTTATTTCTTCCATCGTTAAATCTAACACATACTTGTTTATTACCCACATACTTTATTGAAGTAAATAAATCAAACAATTTTACTTCAAGTGAGTTTGGTTGTACAAGAAATTTTCTAAATCGTAAATTACTATCAATATCTCCTACAAGTCTAGTAATAGATCTTAAAGCCTGTAACTTTCTTGATTTAAAACTACTTGGTTTAATCAATCCTTGTTGATATTTCAATGAAACTAATTTAGATCTACATTTCCTTGAACAAGTAATGTTAGGGTTTTTCCTAAACATATAAGGAAAGGTTTCAAATTGTTTACTACAAACAGGGCATTTTACTAGTATCCAATTTCTCTTCTTAGGGTGTTCTTTATAATATTTTTTTAAATTAATAGAATTAAACTGACCTAAACATTTTCTACCGCATACCTTCGCAGTTTCAGCGGCATAATCCGGTACTTCAAATTCTTTTCCACAAATTATACATTGTTTCTTAACTCTTTTCTGTTTTGCTATTGATGAACATTTTTTACTACAAAATATCCTAATATCCCCCTTATTATAAGTTTCAAATTCTTTACCGCACTGCTTACAAGTTCTCATCCTAAAGAATTTACGGTAAGCATTCTCACATTCAGCATTACACCACTTTCTACTGTTAGAACGAACTGGTTGAACCCAAAATTCTTTATCGCAAAACAAACAATTCCGAAAAAACCCTCCGGGTTGAGTGGCAAGACCAGAGCACTTTTTACTACAATACTTCTTTTGAGTATGTTCTAATACCTTGTTACAATACAAACAATTCATAAAATTATTCCTTTACTGAATACAAATCCCAACAAGCGGCTTCTAAATGTTTAGTTGGCGTTTTTGCATCAGGATGCGTTTTCTTGAATTTTACTACTTCCATCTCCCTTTTTCCATTTATTTAATCGACTTGAAAGGTTTTTAGACTTATTCTTTTCTTCTTCCAGTCTACTCTCTCGCATCTCTAACCATAACTCTTTATCAAACTCTTTTAACCTTTCTATATTTTCAAGTCTTTTATTTATAATTTCTATACACTTTGGATCATTGTCTACTAAAATAAAATCTCTATTTAACGTCTTGCAAGCTATCCCTGTAGTTCCAGCCCCGCAAAATGGATCTAATACTACATCACCTTCATTTGAACTACAAATAACAAACTTCTTTATTAAATCTAACGGCTTCTGTGCTTTGTGTAAAAGAGGTCTTGGCTGAGGATAAATCATTACATCAAATCCTCTACCTGTTTCTAAATACGCAACACTAGCGACATGTTTACCATGTTTTGCTTTCTTCCCCTTTACGGCATATAAAACTACATCCCAAGTACTCTTATATCTATCCGTTCCATAGCCCATCCCAGCACCATACAAATTAGCGTGATGCCAAACTATAATATTTCGTAGTGTTAGGTTTTGTCTAACCCAACCTTCTACCCCATACATATTCATTGGTGCAAAAAACATGTAAAAGCTTGCTCCGTCTTTCAACACTCTTTTTGCTTCTTGTAACCACTGAAATTGCCATTCGTCCGTCTTATTATCCCAAGAAACTATAGTAGAATTATATGGAGGGTCTGTAACTACCAAATCGATTGAAGCATCGGGTTGCTCCTTTAACCATTCAATAGAATCCCGGCAAATAATGTTCATCTTTTTATAAGGGAAATAAACTCCTCTCTTGCAGCATAGTTATTTCGCATTGCTCCTAACATACAACTCGTAGTAGTTTCATGATTTACTTTTTCTACGCCCCTCGCTGCCATACAAAGATGTTTTGCTTCTATTATTACACCTACTCCCCAAGGGGAGAGGTGTTTATCTATTGCGTGAGCAATTTGTGAAGTCATTCTTTCTTGTAGTTGTAATTTTCTTGAATAAACTTCTACTAATCTGGCCACTTTACTTAACCCCAAAACTTTTCTATCTCGAGGAATATAACCTATATGCGCTCTTCCATAGAAAGGTAAAAGATGATGTTCGCATAATGAAAAGAAATCTATATTTTTTACTAAAATTAGTTCATCCGTTGCTTCATCAACAAATGTCCTACCAAGTATCTCTTCAACGGTTTCTTCATCGCCACCGCACAATTTTAAATATGTTTCAGCTACTCTTTTTGGGGTATCCTTTAATCCAGGTAAACTTAAATCTGCATCTAGTCCTTCTAATATTTGTGTTACCCCCTTAATTATTTTTTCTTTATCCATTTACTCCTCCTTTGCCTATTTTTGCTTGTAATTTTTGCGCTTCCTTTTCTCTTATTCTACGTACTCTAATAAATTCTTTTAAGCACCGCCTTGTAACATCCGAGTCTTTGGGGTGCTGAAATACAATATTTCCATTTTTATTAACGTAACTTATTCCTACAGTGCTATCCTTAACTGCCTTATATCCTTTTGGTAATTTTATCATTTACTCCCTTTTCCACAATTATTTAACACTTGCATATTACGATTGAACAAAGGCAAAAGTTTCTCATCAAATTCAGTATTAAAATCTAATTTTCGTACAATTCTCTTATAAGGAAGTTTTTCCTTTAATTCAATTCCTTCGAAAGCGAATTGAAAAGCTGAACTTGTATCGCATCTAATAACTTCTTTAAAATTACTAAAATATTTTAATTCTAAATTTCCACAATTCTCTAATCCCAAAAGGTGAACGCACCTAGTATTGGTTTCCCAAATGTATTCATATATCCATATTCGTTTTATTGGAACGGCTATAAAACTTAACCCTAAAGTATTGAACAAAGGAATGACGCTTAAATTATTAAAACAAAAAATCCATTTTTCAAGCGTTTCGCCTTGCGGTACAAACATAAACTGAAAATTTTTTAACTTACTTTCTCCGTTAACGTAATGTAAAAACTCTCTAGTTCGTTTGATGGTGTTTTCAGAATCCTTCCATACATCAGGACAAATTATTTCGTCTGCCCCTAGTAAAATAGCTTTCTGTAAAAGGTCTTTATCAGGAATACTTATACCTTTTTCGTAAGCACCATTGTCTAAGACAATATATTTTCCTTTTCTTTTTTCTTCTTGAAAAAATTTAGTGTAGTCCTTATCATCGCCTACTAAATGCGCCAATACTAAACAATAAGTAGAATAAGAACTAAAAGTATCTAAGTATTTGGTAGGAACAGTATGAGATAATGCAATCATTTATTTTTCCATTCATAAAGGTCTTGAGTAACACCTTTTTCTAATTTATCTATTTTAAGGTAAAGAAAAAACAGGTAAACCACTATGTCTCGTATTTCTTCTTTAACGGAATTAATCATATCTGTTTTAAGAAATTTATCTTTTGGATATTTTTTTTCGCCGAGAGTTATTCCTTTTAAACCTAATTTTACTAACTCTTCAAACTTCTCAAAATTTTTGCATTCAGTCATAAATTGTTTAAATTTTTTAGATTGTCCCACAATGTCTCCGTAATAATTATAAGTGAGAGTATCTTTGTAAGGTACTCTCACTTACTACTATCTACCTCAATAACCTTACTACTTCTCAGGTCGGCACGCTCTACATACGTAGGTGTCTATTCTTCCGTCCTTTTGCAACTGCAAATACCTATCAGGACGTGTAAACTTCTCTTTACTACAAACGGTGCACTTCACCCTATTTGGTGTTCCGTCCTTCACTGTCTTTGCCTTTACTGCGGTTGCTTCTTCTGCCATTTCTCTACCTCCTTTTTTTATATTTTCCTGTAAAACCTCTTCACTCAACGGTCTTACTACTAACACTCCTTTATCTTTTCTGGCTACTTTTCCCCTCCTTCCTTCATATATAGAACAACCTTTATCTAACATCTTCGTTGGGTTAAAACAAGTAAAAACCCAACCTTTCCCCTCTTTAGTACAATACTTTTCATGCTGACAATCAGTCTCCATATCTCCCCCTTTCTGTATATATTATACTACGAAATACAAAAAAGGCCACGCTTTTTATTCAAAAAATGCTTATATAACTCCTTTTATTCCATACAGTTACAAAAATCCTTCAAAAATTTTATAAAAAAGCAGGGTCAATTATTCCTAAAGCGTCAAAGCCTGCTTGCCGTATCTTACAGCTATCACAAGTACCACAAGGCTTATCCAACCCTTCATAGCAGCTCCAAGTGTATTTGAGAAATTCAACACACAGCTGCTTCTCTAAGTCTAAACCTTTCTTAATGACTTCTTTTTTACTATACATCAAAATCGGGGTTTCAAGTTTAATTGGTTTTCCTAATTCTGTTCCTACTCTAGTACCTAATTCTATAACCTTTTGTAAAGCTTGAAAATACTCTGGACGACAATCTGGGTATCCAGAATAGTCCAAATAATGCGCTCCAATAAAAATCGCTTCAGCGTCTATGCTCTCTGCGTAACTCATTGCAATGCTAAGTAAAATTGTATTTCTACCTGGAACATAAGTTATTGGAATCTTAGCTGACATTTCACTTAAATTTCTGTCTTTCGGTACTTCTATTGTTTCATCAGTTAAGGCTGTTGCCCCTTTTGTTAGTTCTTTTAGAAAAGAAAG